CATCCATTACATTCTGTACAGTAGGAAAGGTGATATAGCTCATTAAATTTTAATGCCCACCCTGGTTGGGTCCCGACTGAAAGTAATCTTCTTTAGCACTGTGCATAAGCACCATGCTTTGTAGCCCGAGTAGCAAAGTAACAAGATTACCGTCGAGCCTGTGAAACCAAGACATCACCACTCCAATGGTCATGCAAGCGACAACGAACATCGTGTGCTTGCCTTGAAACCATCCTGCAATCTTTTGAAACATTAGAAGCCTACAAAATGACGAGCAACGAATCCAACAACTACCCCCGCACCGAACCACTTAAATTTTGATTTACGGCAATCTGCTTTGACCTGTGAAAGCTCCGCATTAACAGCATCAAGCTTAGCTTGGTCAGCAGTAATGTCATGAGCATGACTCTGCTTTTCCAAATCGAGAGTCTTAACATCGTTGGTGACTTCAGTCGTGAGATTAGCATTCTCAGACTCCAACTTCTGCACATTTGATTCTAATGCAGGTACTTCTTCTAGAGTTTGAGCCACCGCAACAGCTTCAAGCTGATCGAAAAGATATCCATTAGGCTGAACAGAGATACTACCACCGGGGACAAGAGTAACAATCCGCGCTGCCAGTTGATCGGGGGGGAGAGACTTATCTTTCGTTTTCTGCGCTGCAAGAAGGGCATTAGTCGAAGCAATTTCAGAGCTAAGTACTTGATTGGCTTGCTGCAACTGAGTATTCTGAAGAACAAGTTGCTGTACTTGCTGTGCTACTTGAGTTTGAAAATCTTTATTTTGTGCCTGAATTAATTGTGATTTTGCCTCTGCTGCATCGGCTCTGGTTCGCTCTTTGTCAGCAACTCTGGATTCAATGCCATATATACCAAGCAGGAAAAGAATAAAAACAGCACAGTAAAGCAGAATATGATGATGATCTAAGCTAATCTGCATCATCCCTCCGTAACCATCCCGCCAAAAACTCAGCATCCTGAGGATGAGTGGCTACAATAGCCTTATGATAGTTTTCAGCAGATATCTTAATAATAGGAACTAAGGACCCATAAGGGTGGAGATTTGCGGCGGCTTCTGTTTTTGGTCCGTACATCCCGTCTGTTTGTACGCCCACCGCTTGCTGTAGAATCTTGACGGCGTGGACAACGCCCACATTGACTCCCAAATCGAATACTTTCCAAGCAACTTCGTCGTCCACTATGCCGTCGTACTTCCAGAAATTATCGTGGTAGAACTGCACGATCATTCCTTGAAGGTTGCTATCTGAATCAAGGCTCTTAGGAAATGAAGGCTGAAGCTTTGCTGCATCGATGATTGCCCAGCCTTCCCAGTTGGGCCAGTTATTTCTAGAGATGCCCCGATATGTTTCACCGCCGCTATCGGAGGGGTTATTTACATAACCACCTTCCCATAATTCCGTTTTAGCGACTGCCTCCGTGAAATTAGCCATTAGAATATCTGTTGGGCCTTAAGGTTTCGTGCCTGACTTTCATCTAGCTCGGAATTCACTGGAGCGCCGAGCAGACTCTTGGACATAATCTGCGCCATCTTCACATCCTTGTTAGGCTGAAGAACGCGCATATCTCCGCGAAGTCTATTTCGTACTAGCCTTTTAATTTCAAATGCCATTTCGGGACTTACAAAGTAACGACCAGGACCGAATTGGTCAAAGTTAACTGAGACAAAGCCGTAAGATTCACCGAACAAATCTGTATCAGGAACTTCAACCCACTCCCATAGCGACTTGTCTTCATTCATCTTGTGAATCTGTTCCGCCGAAGGTCCAGCAGCCCCGATTGCTTTGGGCTTAGAAAGATGAGCTTCTGCGACGTGCTTGCGATTGTGTAACACTGCGCCGATTGTGTCGGACATTGAATTTTCCTCTTACCCTTGTGGGGTTTTAAAAGAAGGAGAGGTGGGTGTCACCTCTCCCCCAGTTCGTTTACAACGCCCCAGCGAAAACGATAAGTACCAGGGGCTGAAGGTTATTAGTTATTGACGGAGTTCTGTCCAGCGGAGATAATCGACCAAATCCAGTTCTGGTTGGTGATGATCGCCTTGAATGCGAACTTGTAGCCAAGCTTACGGGTTTGCTGCAAGGTATCCGTCTGTCCACCAGGGGCAGCCGCATACACGCGCAGGTTCTGAAGATCGCTGATCTGATACGCATTGCGGGCGATGGCATACGAAGTGAACAGCTTGTTGGCTGCACCCGACGTGGCCTGAGCCGTAAACGCGAAACCAGGAGCGTTCGTCTTGACAATGCGGAATCCAGAGAGTTCCTGAACTTCGCCGCGCCAAATCCGCTCGGGCTTGCCGAACTGGTTGGACGCCTTGAAGTCTGGGTCCTGCAACATCGAAGCGTGGACCTGAGGAGCGATAACGAGAACATAGTCCCCATCATCAAAGGGCCGTCCGCCCTGATCCATCAGGTTGGCATGCAGAGCCGTAAGGTCCACATAGCCGATCTTGTCCTGTGCAGTCGTAGTGGCGTTAGAAATTTTGCCGTTCGGACGATAGACGTTCGAGGCGTTAGACAGGACGTTGAAAATAAGAATGTCGTATGTTTCTGCCGCATGCAAACCAAGCACGTACAGTGCACGGCCCACAACGTCATGCTTTGAAGTCAGTTCTGCAAGGTCAGACAAGCGCAGCACAAGGCCGTACTGTTCTGCCACAGCAGTAAACTGAGACATCGAAAGCCCAACGGCGTCAGGCATAATCCCTTCAACCAACTGAGTCGGAGACAGCGAAGTCGCCAACTTTTCCAGGCGGTTGAATTGAATCGTCTTAGACGAATTCGAGGGAATTGGGTCTTTATCGCCAAACTGATCGAGAACGGTCATCAAGACCGCAACTTCGAGCAGCTTCGCGCTAAAGTAAGTCTGTTGGTCGCTAGCAAGCGAGCCAGCAGGGCCGGGAGTACCAACCGCGCCAGTGATAACAGTAACGACATCATCACCAAAGCCGAATAGAATCCCGACAAGGGAGCGAAGCTTAGAGATAAGCATTTTTCTTTAATCCTTATCTCAACAAGCCTACCAGTTCATTGAAACCCCTCGGGCCTCTGAATCCCGGATAATGGCCCTGATTCCTTCGAGGGTTTTGAAGGAGGGTGGTGCGGTAGGAGTTCCTACGGCGGGAGTAGAGGGCTGTACGGTTGTCCGTACAGGCTGAGTGGTGACCTGTTGAGTTTGAGTTCTAGTCTGCGAAGCCGCAGCTTGGGCTTGCAGTAACTCGGGCAGTTGCATTCCTTGGGCTGTCAGGAAGGCTAGCTTATATAGCCCTGGCAACCGAGAGTGGAAACGATGATCTGTTTCGCCTACGGCAATTGCTTGTTTCAATTCTGGGTTTGCATCCAACGCTTTGGTGAAAGCGGGGGTGCCTACGAAGCCCTTTGCAGTAGGTAGTTCAGCAACCAAAGCCTCAGAGGCTTGGTCACGGGCTGCCTTTTGCAGAATCGGCTGAAGGGGCTTGACTGTATCCAAGATGAACTTTTGCTGTACATCTCTATACGATTCAGGCGTTCCAGACTTAGCTGCTTTGTAAAGGTCTTCGAGATACGCATCAGGCCGTTGACTGTAATCAAGGGCATCAGGTTGTGGCTGGCCATTGACGGCTACAGGTTTTCCGGTGATGGGATCAATCCCAGTAGTGAGAGCATATCGCTGACGCAACGTCTCGATAAGGGAGTCTTTTTCGTCAAGACCCCTCTGTGCAGCTTCCGCTGTTTCATACACAGAACTCTTTCCTTTCAGAAAGAATTTCGGTTCTGTCTGTTGTGCAGGCTGAACCACTGCGGGTGAACCTGGGGAAGTTGCTTGATCCTGCCTAGCTGCCGTCTGTTGTGGAGACGGTGTTGCAACTTGAGGGTCTCCGGCAGAGAAGAGATCATCAAATGTAGTGGCTTCGTCAAGTGCTCCCTTAGGTGCGTCGTGTAATTGGACAACTCCATTGGGAGCAATTTGTTCTAACGTCGGTTGAGGCATACTATTATCCTTGCTTGTGGCTTAGATACTTACTACAAACGGCTTGTGGCCGTGAAACTATCCTACACGCTCAATTTGAGCGTCGATCTGCTGAAACGCTTCTAACTCTTCAGCCATGGGATCGCGTTGAATCCTCTGTTTGACTTCTGTTTCTTTATCAATCAGATATTGGACGTAATTTAGCCAATAGATACCGGACTGGATGAAATCAGTTTCGCGGAGGTCTTTGTGGAACTCGTTGGCTGCTTTTGCTTCCAGTAACTGACGCTGTAGCGCCAGCCGTTCTGTAATAGCTACGAAACCGGGATGCGAAGGCAATGTGCGAATCGCATCTTTGATTTCCTTACTCCAAGGCTGAACAGGAAGAGATTTTACTTGAACTACCTTATAGACTGGTACTTCTACAATTGTCTTAGGGAAAAGAGCATGATACCAAGCCATATACCCTCCAAGGTATAGATTTAGCGAGCGCCGCTGCGGAATTCCGGTGCCACAGATGTGGCATGCGGACCAGCAGACGGAGCATCCGGGGACACGTTCTTACCTTCGCCGTCAAATCCAATACCGCTGGCAAATGCCTGAGCGATAGGATGTGCATAGGTATGCTCCGGCTTGTAAGCCGCGTGGCCATCCAGATTGATAGAAACTCCATCAGTCCTTTGATGTTCCATTTTATTTATCCTTTGTGTTCCTTAACGACAACATAGTTGTCATCATAGATTTCCTCGGCCTTGTGAGGAGCTTTAGTGGCATCGACAGCTGTCTTATCGAACATCCAGTCGCCGTGCTTGTCATAGTCCACGCCAGCTGGAGGATTCTTGATCTTGCCTTCAAGATCATAGCCATTGATAGCCCAATCAATAAAGCCATCACCGACTTTAGGAGTTCTTATGGCAAAGCCGCCGAGGATTTCACCCTCAGAGACATTCGCAGGCGAGGCTGGTCGCCCCTGTGCCATAAACTCGGAGACAATTCTTTCACAGCTTGAAGTTTGTGACGCTGTGGCATGATCGGCTTTATATTCTGCCATTTTATTTACTCCAAAACTTTCCAATGCGCTCGATATACTCGCAACAATCTCGGCTATCTACAACAATTGTTCCGTCAGGCCATTTAGGCTGTTTAGAACGCTGCATCATATCTATTTGGTTGCAAGCGCCAGGAGAACCATTACGCATCGAGAAATATTCACAATTACCGCATTCAAACGGTCCTTTGTTA